AGCGTCTTCGGAACGTGTTCGATGACCACGGCGGTCAAGACACGGTCCAAGCAGGGCAGGAAGCCGGCACAGGTCTTCGCGCCGGCACCCGCATCCGTGGCCTCTGCGCCTGCGATCAGGCCCGAGTGGGTCACCCCGGTCAGGGTCAGGGACACCGCGCCCAAGGGGATGCCCAAGCCCCTGTACGCACCCAGGCCCCTGTCACGGAACTTCCTGACCTACGGTCCTGCGGTGCGTGCCTATGCCCGTGACGTGGTGGGCCTCGACCTTCTGGCGTGGCAGGGCTGGACCCTGGACCGGCTCCTGGAGGTCAACCCACGGACGGGGCACCTGCGGTGGCGGGAAGTGCTGATCTCTGTGGCCCGAAGGAACGGCAAGACCACCCTGATCCGTGCCCTGATCGCGTGGCTCCTGGCCGTCAGCCCCATCTGGAAGCGCAGCATGAACGCCGCCAACACGGCACCCCAGGCGCTCCTGCTCTTCAACGCCATTGCCCTTGATGCCCTGCCCCTGGGCATGGAGGCCAACAGTGCTGGCACCCGCATCGGTGTCGGCTACCCAGACAGTGACCGCAGACACGTCTTCGTGTCTGGCCGCAGCGAAGGCTGGCGAGGCATGGGCCAGGATGTGGTGGTCCTGGATGAGGTCCAAGAGCAGAAGGACGAGGATGCGTGGGCTGCCGGGGAGCCGATGATCCGCACCGCGAAGGACGGCCTGATCTTCGCCATCGGCACCGCGTCCACAGAGCACGCGGTCCTGTTCCGACGGCTCTACGACCGGGGCCGGATGGCGATCAGCAGACCCGAGGACGATGACCGCTATGCGGCCTTCATCTGGGAGGCCCAGACCGACGATGACGCGGGCATCAGACAGGCCAATCCAGCGGTGCTGGACGGCCTCCTGGACATGGGCGTGCTGCGTGCCACGCGCAAGAGCCAGACCCCGGCACGCTTCGCCAGCGAGACACTGAACCGCTGGATCAGTGACCCCACCCTGGCGTGGGCACCACCCGGTGCCTGGGACCAGTGCGGTGAGCCGTATGCCGTGGCACCGGTCACCAATCGCCCCACCTTCGCCGTGGACGTGGCCCCATCGTGGGCCTGTGGCAGCATCGCCGTGGCCGTCAGTGACGACGATGCCGAGCGCATCCACGTCGAACTGGTGCGTGACTGGCCCGAGACTGGCACCCCGGTCAGTGAGGCCGAGGTCATCACCGAGGTCAAGGCCCTGCTGAAGAAGTACCCCAAGGCCCAGGTGGCCTATGACCCGCAGTCCAGCATCGGTGCCGCGATGCACAGGCTGGGGCAGGAGGGCCACCAGGTGGTCGCCATCGGTGGCACGGAGTTCCGACAGGCGTGCCAGGCGTTCCTTGGGCACGTCGTCACGGGCCGACTGCGCCACCTGAACGACCCGGTGCTGGACGCCGCAGCCCGCGTGGCAGCCCGCAGCGAGGATGCAGAAGCCTGGCGCTTCGTGAGGCGCAAGTCAGCAGGGTCCATAGCAGCCCTGGTAGCGGTCACGATGGCCGTCCACGTCAATGAGAAGCGGCCACCTGCACCGATGGTCTTCTGACTGCATCAATGGTGCAGCAAAGCTCCACGCCGGCGCCCCGTTTCGGGCTTCCAATCTGCATCACTGATGCAGTAGACTCCCGCCGTGGGATGGATCGACACGCTCCTGGGCCGCGCTGCGCGCGAACTTGGCAACGTCACCGTGGAGCAGGGCAGGGTGCCACGGGCATCCAGCCCGTATGACTCCATCTGGGTTGGCGACCGCAGTGCCCTGTCGGTGCCCGCCGTCTTCAGTGCCATCGACCTGATCGCGTCCACGGTGGCGTCAACGCCATTCGCGGCACGCACCAGTGCCAATGCCCTGATCGAGCCGCAGCCCCTGATCGTCACCAAGCCCGACCCAGGCTGCACCCGGTACGAGTTCGTGCGTGACCTGATGGGCAGCATCCTCCTGCGCGGCAGGGGCTACGTCCACGTCTACGCCCGCGATGCCGTCACTGGCAAGCCCGGTGCCATGCGCGTCCTGCCCGTTGACGAGGTGCAGGTGACCCGCAACGCCGCTGGCTACCGGCGCTTCCTGTGGGACGGCAGGGAGTGGAGTGACCGCGACATCAGGATGATCGGCTGGATGTCCCTGCCTGGCATGAGCATCGACAGTGATGAGCCGGTGGGGCCGATCCAGATGGCCCGTGGCCGCATCGCCGGTGAGATCGCGTCCAATGACTTCACCCGACGCCTGTTCACCGATGGCGGCATTGTCACCAGCGTCCTGAAGCATCCCCTGACCCTTGACGAGGCAGAGGCCGCAGCCCTGAAGACCGCGTGGGTGACGGCCCTGAGCGGCACCCGTGAGCCAGCGGTCCTGAGTGGCGGCATCGACTTCGAGACTGTGCAGCCCAACCTGGTGGACCTGGCCCTGGCCGACCTTCGCAAGGAAGGCGTGCTGGACGTGGCGCGGATGTTCCGCATCCCGCCCACGCTCCTGGCCGCAGAGGTCGGAGGGTCCAGCCTGACCTACCAGAACGTGCAGGAAGTCTGGCTCCAGTTCTTGCGCCTCCAGCAGTCCTGGTTCGTGCAGATCGAGTCCCTGTGGACCGAGGCCACGCCTTCAGGGCAGTACGTCTACGCAGACCTTGACTACTGGCTGCGGCCCGACCCACGGGGCCAGTTGGATGCCGTCATCGCCGGTGTCGCGGCTGGCATCTTCACCCAGGACGAGGGCCGCAAGCGGCTGGGCCTTCCCCCGATCACCACCACGCCCGGTGTCCGCACCGTGTCCCCAGCAGGAGGCGACCAGAGTGCCTGAAGACATCCTTGAAGCCACCGAGTCTGGGGCCATCGAGGTCCGTGACGAGGCCACCAGGGAGATCGCCGTGCGGCTCCTGCCCCACGGTGAGATCGCAGACCGTGGCACCTACACGGAGGAATACGGGCCTTCGGCCCACGAAGGCGTCGATCCCGCCACCGTGGTCATCCGTGACGGCCACCGCCGTGACTCCATCACCGACATCCTGGGCATGGGCCGAGCGTGGGAGGTGCGTGACGATGCAACGTGGCTGGTGGGCCGTGTCGCAGAGACACCGGAGGGTGACCGGGCGCTTGCGCTGGCGCGGATCGGTGCCCTTCGTGCGTCGGCTGGCTTCTACCCCGTCGCAGGTGGTGACCGCATCGAGCAGCGCAACGGTCGCAGACACGTCGTCCGTGACCGCATCGACATCCGTGAGGCTGGGCTTCTGACCCAGCCCGCATACCATTCGACGGCTGTGGAGGCCCGAGAAGAGGAGGAGGCAACCGTGCCTGAACTGGAGATTGCCGCGCCGACGGCAGAGATCGAGGAGCGCGACAACCGCCCGGTTATCGCGGCCTCCAGCACCAGCACCCGCCGCATGGTCACGGCTGCGGAGTACGCAGTCCTGAGCATCCGCAGTGCGCAGGGTGACACCCGCGCCACCGAGCGTGTCATGGAACTCCGTGAGTCCCAGGCACCGGTCCTGGCCGAGCAGACCACGGCTGACGTGGCTGCCGGTGCCATGCCGCCCGCCGTCGTGGGCGATCTGGTCAGTGCGCTGGTGCGCCGCACCCCGCTCTTCAGCGTCTTCAGCCGGTACGGCCTCCCCGAGGTCGGCATGACCTTCAACCGGCCCAAGGTCACCCAGCACGGGCTGGTGGGCTACCAGGCCACCCAGAAGACCCTGGTTGCCAGCCGTGACGTGAAGTTGGACGCAGACGCGGTCAACATCTTCACGGTGGCCGGTGGCCTGAACGTCAGCCGCCAGTTCCTTGACCGCACCCCGTACTGGGGCCGGGTCTTCGCAGACATGGTGGCGACCTACGCCAACTTCCTGAACACGGAACTGGCTGGCAACGGCAACGGCACCACGGCCATCAAGGGCCTGAAGGCGTTTGCCGGAACCCCCATCGCGGTGGACACGCTCGACGGTGCGGCCCTGACGGCTGCGGCCTACGAGGCGTGGGCAGCCCTGATGGACGGTGAGCAGGAGCAGTCCCCCGACGCAGCCGTGATGAACGCCACCACCTGGGGCCGGATCGCGGGCATCGTGGACGGTGACAAGCGGCCCATCTTCCCCGCGATGGCCCCGAGCAACGCCAGCGGCACCAGCACCCTGAACGGGCCGGGTCCGTTCTTCGGCCTCCCGGTCGTGATCTCCAAGGCCATCCAGGCCGACACGATTTACCTGCCCATCCGTGATGCGCTGGAGTTCTACGCCAGCCCCAGCGGTGAGCAGCCCTTCACCCTGTCGGTCGATGAGCCTGGCATCCTGGGCGTGGAGACTGCCATCTACGGCTACGTTGCCACCTACGCCAAGCCCGATGCCGTGAAGGCCCTGACCCTTCCGGCAGTTGCCCCGTAGCACTGAGGCACTGACAGTGGCGGCACCCGGCTACCTGGAGAACAACGGCAGGATTGCCATCCCCTCGCGGCTTCGGCCCGAGGCCGGTGGATCGCTTGACGTTGTCCTGGTGCCACGCCCGCCACTGTCAGCGGCCACGCTTGCCAACGCCAACCAGGCACAGGTGGCAAGCATCAACTGGCTGGACGATGACGGCACGGGGCACCAGGAGCCACTGTGGATCGCCAGTGCCCCGCCGCCGTCCGAGGGCGTGGTCGAGGTCGACCGCTATGGCGGCACCTTCGCCCGCGCACGCAGCACCTTCAGCACCGGCACCCACGTCTTCACCTTCACGCTCGCCACCACCCCAGGACCCGGTGGCGCGGTCCTTGCCGACACGGCAGAACTGCGTGCGATGGGTGGCGTGGTCTGGTACGACCACAACGGCACCCTGGGCCACGTCAAGGGCACCGACGGCCAGGATGCGCCGGTGGGCACCGTGGCCGGAATGATCGACGCACGCACCCCGATGGCTGGCACCGTCGATGCCACCACGGACCCGGCGCACCCGGCCCTGGCCCTGGCCCTGCCAGCGGCATCACGGAGGCGTGCCACGCTGGGCGACCTGGTCCCGGCCCTGCATGACTTCACCATCACGCTGGTGGAGGTCACCGCCAATGAGATCGACATCACGGCAGCAGCGCCCATCCCCGAGCCGCAGCCCACGGGTCCGCAGCCCCTGGTCAGCGTGGAGGCCCTGCGGTATGCCCTGAAGGTGCCCAACGGTGAACCCAATGACACCAACCTGCGCACTGCCGTGATGGCTGCCAGTGAGGTCATCAGGGAGTACACCGGCAATGACTTCACGGATGCCGTCCCTGATCGCGTCACCATCGCGGCACTCCAGATCGCGTCACGGATGTTCAGGGCCGGTGACGTGGTCTTCGGTGTCCTGAACACGGAACTGGGCAGTGCCTTCTCTGGCCGCTGGATCACGCCCGAGGTCGAAGCCCTGCTGACCGGCACCCGCAAGACCTTCGGGGTGGCCTGATGGGGCTTCCGCACCGTGACCTGGCCGACATCGCAGAGGCCGCAGGACTGCCCGTGTACCGGGGCTGGCCCGCAGAGATCATCACCCCGTGCGTGGTCATCGCTCCCACCACCCGTGAGCGGAGGCCACCGTGCCACGTTGACTGGACCCTGCGCCTGTCGGTGGGCATGGCCCTGACCCAGGAGACAGACGTGATCCACGATGCCGTGGAAGCGGTCCTGGCAGCCATCCCCGCTGGCTACGTCGTGGGGGCAACGGACTACACGCAGCGGTCCATCGGTGGCGTTGACTACGTCTGGGCCGACACCATCATCACCACCACCCGGTAAGGAGGAAGCCGATGGCCGCAGTGCCCATCATCAGCGACGTGCAGAAGGTGACCTGGACCCCCACAGGGGCTGCCACCACGCCCGTCGATCTGTCCTGCTACATCACGGAGCCGCCCGCAGACGAGGTGTCCTTCGACACGGTCAGCGTGCCCACGCTCTGCAACCCCCAGGCCAGCCAGGTCAAGACCGGTGAGCGCACCCTGACCCTGTCCCTGCTCTGGACCGATGACTGGGCCACCGTCATCGAGCCTCTGTTCGGCACCAGCGGCACCCTGACCTGGCTTCCTGCCGGTGAGGGCAAGGCCGGGTACGAGTACCAGGCGACGTGGCCCACGACCTACGGGATGTCGGCACCCTTCGGTGAGGCCATCGCCGTGGACGTGCAGTTGGGCGTCACCAGCCGGGACGTGGTCGCAGCCACTCCGTAGCCATGCCGCTGAAGCAGACGCGGGGTATCGAGGTCAGAGGCGCACGGGAACTCGCCCGTGCGCTGAAGGCTGCCGACCCCGCACTGCTGCGCGAACTGCGTGCCGAGAACAAGCGGCTGGCAGGGATGGTGGCCGACACGGCTGAGTCTCATGTTCCGGTCAGGTCGGGTGCCCTGCGGGCATCCATCCGTGCCGGATCGACCCAGCGTAGCGGCACCGTGAAGGCTGGCTCCCGCGCGGTGCCCTACGCAGGTCCCATCCACTTCGGGTGGTTCGTGCGGAAGGACCCCGCCAGGGGTGGCCCCATCAAGCCCAATCCCTTCCTGTACCGGGCACTTGATGAGCGCCGTGATGAGGTCTTCGCGGCCTACACTGAGGCAGTCAAGCGCATCACTGCCAAGATCGACTAAGGGGAGCCAGACCCGTGAGCAACATCCGCACCATCGAGGTGACACCGGCCATTGTGGCCGACATGACCGTGGGCGAGATCGAGGTGATTGAGCAGCGCACCGGGCGTCCGATCACCGCGCTCTTCAGTGACGACAGCCCGCGTGGCGTCGTGCTTCACGCCATCGCGCACGTCATCCTGACCCGTGAGGCCCGTGACTCAGACCAGCCCCTGCCGGACTGGGATGCCACCGGCAACGTCAAGGTGACCCTGGCCGCAGATGAGGAGGCCGCGACGGGCACCGTGAACCCTACGCCCGTATCCTCCCGTCGAACGCGACGCGGAAAGTGATGGCAATCGCACTTGCCACCGGCTGGACGCCAGACGTGGTGCGTGCGATGAAGGCCGGTGACCTGAAGGCCCTTGAACTCGAGATGAAGGCCAGGGCCAGGAGGCAGTCCAGATGAGCAGAGGCCCCGTCGTCAACGTCACGATCACTGGCGATGCCAGTGGTCTTGACCATGCCTTCAAGAAGGCTGCCGACGGGGTCAACGGCTTCGGTGGATCGCTGAAGCGTGTCTTCAATGAGAAGATCATTGGTGGGGCCATCGACCTGGCCGCACAGGCAGCGCAGTCAGCCTTCAACTTCGCCACCGAGGGCATCGGCAAGTTCGATGAACTGGGTGACGCCATCGCGGTCCTTGACAGTGACTTCAAGGGCCTCAGCGCGGTCATCGACAAGACCGACCTGACCAAGTTGGGCTTCGACAAGATCGAGACTGCCACCGCAGCCAAGGACATTGCCGACACTGCCAAGGCCCTGGGCCTGTCGCAGAAGGAGGCAGAGAAGATCGTCCCTGCCCTGACCGAGGCCGCAGCCGGGTACAGCGCACTGACCGGCAAGGATGCGGCCACGTCCGGTGACCTGTTCGCTAAGGCCCTGGCTGGCAGCAGCAAGGCTGCCAAGGAACTGGGCGTGGAGTTCACCAAGGGCATGACCCCCGCCGAGCGGATGCAAGCCGTGATGGCGAAGTGGGGTCCGCTGGCGCAGGACGCAGCCAACGGCACCAGGAGCCTGTCTGATGAACAGGCCACCTTCGATGCCCAGATGGCGAACGTGCAGACCACCGTGGGTGGCTTCCTGAACGGTGTCCTGACCCCGTTGATGGCGGGCATCAATGACAAGCTCTTCCCCGCCCTGTCGGCCTTCGGTGAGAAGTACGGACCCAGCATCACCAAGGTGGTGGGTGCCATCGGTGACATCTTCGGTGCCGTCTTCGGCTTCATCGAGCAGGAGGTGGTGCCCATCGTGATGGAGATCGCCAAGGCCATCGGCAAGGCCCTGGGTCCGGTCTTCAAGGAGGTGGGCAAGACCATCAAGGCGTGGGAGCCGATCTTCAGTGCCGTCTTCGGGTGGATCAAGCAGAACGTGGTGCCACTCCTGACCGGCACCCTGATCCCCATCCTGGGCAAGTTGCTGGAGGCCCTAGCCAAGGTCAGCCAGTTCGTGGCCGGTGCCCTGATCGAGGCGTGGAAGCGCATCAGCCCGGTGATCTCCAAGGTGGGTGACATCCTGCGGTCGGTCCTGGGCCTGATCGGTGACGTGATCCGCAAGATCGCCAGTGCGCCGATCATCAAGGACTTCATCAACTTCATCAGCGGGGACAGTGGCGGCAGCGGCAGCACCAGCGGGAACACCCGCACCGGCTCTGGCAGACCGGGCATGGTGCCCAACAGCATCGTGGTCAACACCGGGGTGGGCGATCCTGTCGCCATCGGACGCGAGGTCAGCAGGGTCCTGGGTGCCTACTCCGTGCGGGCAGGGCACGCCTGATGGCCTGGCGCACGATCTGGTCCGAAGACTTCGAGGACCGCAGCAGCGCGGGCTGGGGCTGGGCTGGCACGACGCAGAGCATCGTCATCGAAGACGGTGGCGGCGGCGTCCCCAGTGACGGCACAGGCGCGTTCATCGTCGCCGCCATCGCGCAGGGCACCGGGTGGATCGACAACGTAGCCGGTGCCCGTCCCGTCCGCGCAGGGCAGACCGTCAGGCTGTCTGGCAAGTCATGGGCTTCGGGCACCACCGACGCCAAGCCCAACATCGGCTTCTGGGACGCCGCTGGCGGGCTGGCGGCTGTGGTGGAAGTCGCGCTCGCCAGCACTGGCGCGTGGGAGGCGTTCACCGGGTCCACGGTCGTGCCAGCCAACGCCGTCAAGGCAGCGCCGATCCTGTTCGCCACCGCCACGGGCGCGACGGGCTATCAGGCGTGGGACTCGCTGGTCATCGAGGTCTGGGAGGCAGACCGCATCACGGGCCTGTCGGGTGAGAACCTGCTGACGAACGGCGGGTTCCGCGACGGCTGGCAGGGCTGGTCTGGCGTGAACGCCGACTGGAAACTCTGGACGACACCAGACTGGACGTTGCAGGACGGCGACGAGGCCGAAGGCGGCACGGCTGGCGGGTCAACGGTGGCTATCCACTACAACCGGGCGACCCCGGTCGCCGAGTTTCCGCGCCTCACCGCCACGCTGGTCCCCGTGCAGCCGGGGCGCGTCTACACGGTGCGCGGGCTGGTCGCGCAGCACCGCATGGCCGAAGGCGGCGGGGAACCGTTCATCGCGGCGACCTTCGTGCGCTCCGACGGCACCACCGAAGCGGCGCCAGCCACGAACATCACGGCCGGTGGACCAGCCCTTGGCGGAGGCAACCTTTCCAGCGACTGGTCAGAGATCAGCGCGGCGCTCACGGCAGGGCCGGATGCCGCGTTCCTGCGGGTCGATCTCGTTGCCCGCACCAACGACCACGGCCCCATCGACTGGTTCGGCTGGTTCGACCAGATCGGCGTCTACGAGGGCTTGACCGTGCCCGAGTGGGAGAACACCGGGAGTGCCGACCTTGGCGGCAAGACCTACCCAGGCATCGAGATCGACGGGCTGCGGTACGACCACCTGACCCGGTCTGCGTCGTGGCAGATGGGCCGGTCCTGGTGGATGGCTGGCCCCGAGGTCGGCACCTGCACCGTGGAACTGGTTGGCGACCGGGTGGAGGTCAACCCCGGTGACCGCATCAACATCATCGGGCACCCGCACCCAGGCAGGACCGGCACCCAGTTCCGTGGTGTCGTGGACGACGTGACGGTGGACGTGGCCGTGGAGGATGGCGAGGTGGTGAGCATCACCCGCGTCAGTGCCACGGACTTCATGGGCTGGCTTGGCAGGGTCAACGTCACGGGCTGGACGCAGGGAGCCACGTCCTTCAACTACCGGATGCAGTCCCTGATGTCGATTGCCAAGGTGCCAGACCAGACCCTGTACTGGATGCCACCCGGCACGCAGGTGCCCGACGTTCCTGCCATCGAGGCCCATACCACCCGGCAGAGCCTCGCGGCCATCATGGACGCCGGTGAGAAGGCGTCCAATGCCATCATCCAGATCGACAACGATGGTGTCTGGCGCGTGCAGCGCAGGGTGGCCCTGGGTGCCGCCAATCCGGCCACGGTGGTATCACTCGACCTTCCGGCAAACTGCCCGTCATCCGCAGCCCTTGACCGGCAGTCCGTGCAGAAGACCATCAACCGGTGGGTCTTCAAGGACGGGGAGAATGCCTACTCTGCGGCGCAGAGCCTCTTCGGCACGGCTGAGTACACGATCCCCTGGACCAAGGCAGAGGCAGCCACCAGGTATCCCGCAGAGATGCTGAACGCGATGGCCGTTCCTGCCACGACGTGGAACGTGGTGGTGCCTGTGACCAGGCGTGCGGCAGAGGTCACCAAGATCGGTCCCTTCGACTACGTCCTGTGGCGTGATCGTGCCTACCAGGCACTTCAGATCGCGCACAACGTGACGCCTGACGGCTGGGAGGTGGCGATCCACCTTGACTCCACCCAGAACGTGATCTCAGGTGGCAGCACGGGTGACGAGACAACCCCGCCCGCAGACATCCCGCCCGATGCCCCGCCGCCCACGATCCCGACGCCTGACGCGCCGCCACCGACACCCGAGCCACCCCCGGCAGTCCGCAAGCGGGCCACCATCAACGTGACCGCCAGCAAGGACGCGATGGCCGTGCTGACCACCGGTGGGCTGAACGCCGGGAACGGTGGTGGACCCCTGGCCCTGGTCGGCAAGATGGGTGACGGCACCCTGTCACGGATGCTGATCGGCTTCCCCACCCAGACCTTCCTGGGCCGCAATCGCACCATCGTGTCGGCAACCCTGACCACCACCGTGGAGCGCAGTTCCTGCATGGGCTGGGGCGGCAGCCCCAAGTTCAAGGTGCAGCGCATCACGGCATCGTGGTCGGAAGGCACCTACTCCGTGACGTGCGGCTTTGCCACCAGCAACAGCGTGAAGTGGCCGGGTCCTTCGGCAACGTCCACTGGCGAGGTCACCAAGAGCCACGCGCAGACCGACGGCCTGAAGGTCGCCACCCGCATCGACGCCATCGCACAGGCGTGGCTTGACGGCCAGGCCCAGCAGGGTGTCAGGCTGGTGGGCTACACGGAGACAAACGACAACTACCGCACGTCCTTCGACTGCGCCGGTGCTGGCAAGGCCACCTTGCAGATTGTCTACGACTACGACGAATGACCCCCAGCGAGTGGGTGCGCAACCTGTTCGGGGTGGCCTTCGTGATCCTGATCGCAGTGGCGATGGGTGCCGTGATCGACGGCAGTGACCCGCCCCGAGGCTACGAGGCAGCCGTGGGCCTGTTCATCGCACTTGGCGTCGGTGCTGGCCTCTGGGCACTGGCAGAGTGGAGGAAGCCCCGGTGACGAACG